AGCCTGACCGGGACGGAAGACGATGCGATGCTGCTGGCAGACGTACCCTATCCGCAGCGCAAGTATCAGCAGATGGGCCTAAAGGCAGGGCAAATTTTCTGGTACCGCGCGCAGCTGGTGGACCGCAGCGGAAACGAATCAGGGTATACAGACTTTGTGCGCGGACAGTCCAGCATTGGTGTATCCGATATCACCGATGCCATTCTGGAGGACATGAAAGGTTCCGATACGTTCAAAGACCTGATCGAGAACGCGGTAGACAGCAATGAAAAAATTGCTGGCATGGCTGACGACATCAAACAGGCCAACGACGAACTGGCGCAACTGGCGCAGGAAATCGCCAAAAACGCCCAGGATATCGGGAAAGTTCAGACCAGCGTTACAAACCTGTCGAGCACGGTCGGAGATGTGTCTTCTTCTCTGAGCGAGCTTGAGCAGACAGTGGCGACTGCTGATACCGCCTTGGGCCAGCGCATCGATAACATCAGCGTGTCTGTGGACCGCATTGATGAGGTGATCGTCAACGAGAAGGAGGCAACGGCGCGTTCGCTGCTGAGTTTGCAGACTGACGTGAACGGCAACAAGGCATCCATCAACAGCCTTAACCAGACGTTCTCGGATTATCAGCAGGCTATGGCCACGCAGGTAAACAGCATCACGGCAACCGTCAACGGGCACACTTCAGCCATCACCACCAACGCGCAGGCCATTGCGAACGTCAACGGGGACCTGAAGGCGATGTACAGCATCAAGGTCGGGTTATCCAGCAACGGTCAGTATTACGCGGCTGGGATGGGGATAGGCGTGGAGAATACGCCGTCCGGCATGCAGTCGCAGGTTATCTTCCTGGCTGACCGCTTCGCCGTTACTCACCAGGCCGGAGCGACCGTTACGCTTCCGTTCGTTATTCAGAACGGGCAGGTGTTCATCAGAGACGCGCTGATAGGTGATGGCACCATCAGCAACGCCAAGATCGGCAACTACATCCAGTCCAATAACTATGTTGCTGGCTCAGTCGGGTGGAGGCTGGATAAGGGCGGTACGTTTGAGAACTACGGTTCGACAGCTGGTGAGGGGGCCATGAAACAGACAAACCAGACAATCAGCGTGCGGGACTCCAGGAATGTGTTGAGGGTGCAGATCGGGAGAATCACGGGAACATGGTAACGGGAGGCCTCTTACGGGGCCTCTTTTTTTCAGGAGGACTGGATGGCGGAATATGGAGTTCAGACATGGGACGCCTCAGGCAAGGTAAACAACTATGGCGTTAAGCCTGTCAGCGTTTGTGGCTATCTCCAGCTGGCCCAGAACCAGAAAACAGGCTCTTACACCGTAGCGCTTCCACCGGGTTGCAGGCTTACCTATTTTCAGGTCATGAACGGTGATCAGTTTGGAACGAGTCGGAGGAAGATCACCATTTCAGGGGGAACCGCGACAGTGTCAGCAGTAGGCGATACCGACTACTCAGCAGGGACTGAGCCTGCGGCAGCGGCTTATCTCATTTTCCAGATCGAGAGGGCATAAATGGCGGAGTATGGCGTTTTACTGACGACCACGAGCGGGGAAGTATGGGTGACCGCGAACAGCTCGCCAATCGCTCTACAGGCGCGAAAGACAGCGGAACTTCAGGGAACAACGGGTTTCAATACCAAAGTGACGCACACTTTCCCCGCAGGTCAGCCCGTTGTCGCGTTCGTTCATTGTACTGTTGAGGTCGAAATCACCCAGACGATAAGCGGGAACACCATCACGATTGATTTTCTCAGACCGAACGCAACCGGCACAGCGTACGTTTATTTTTTCTCTATTTTCCCGCAGACAAAACCAGACTACGGGCTGGCTGTGTGGGATGCATCAGGGACGCTGATTTTAACAAACGAAACGCGCACACTGAGCGATGTAGTCACCCTCGGTACAGCCGGGGTGGATGCCAGCTCAGGATACAACATCAATACAACTCTGGCGGGGAAGTGGGCTTGTATGCCTGCCATGCTGGGGCTAATTACCGGGGTTATATCGGCTGGCGGTCAGCCGCAGCCTTACTCGGCCATATACAAGAGCATGGCAAAACTTGAGGGAAGCAATACGCGGATATTCGCCAGACCGCAGACAACCCCCGGCGGCAACCTTCAGAACGTCGCGTATTCGAATCTGAGAAACGTGATTATGGCCATCAACTGCGCCAACTATGATTGATCGTTTTGAACGATCAATTTCGAATAATTGATCTACCAAATCAATTATATCCCTTTGATTCATATTGTTATTGTGTAGCTTCATGAATGCCCTGGGATATAACCACTATGAAAAATATGATTCTTTGCCTGGCGGTAGCGGTATTGCTCTCCGGTTGCGCTGGCGTTATTGAGAAGCAGCAGCCCGTATGTACCGGAACAGCCCTGGTCGGCGGACAGGAAAGCAGCGTCCAGATCTACGGAGTCCGCAAGCAAAATAATCAGACGCAGTACCGCGCCGGTTATCCCTTTAACTGGTCATGGGTGAGCGCCAACACGTTCACCAGCACCACCTGCCACTAACCCATTCAGTTTTGAACAAACCCCGCTCAGGCGGGGTTTTTTATTGCCTGGAGAAAATATGCTTTATAACACTGGCACCATCGCCATTAATGGAAATACAGCCACCGGCACCGGCACGAACTGGACGGCACCGGCCAGCCAGATCCGGATTGGCCAGACGTTGTTTGTTCTTTCTAACCCGGTACAGATGTTTCAGATCACCGCCATCAACAGTGCGACGTCACTGACGGTTACGCCTGCCGCGTCTCCGGCGTTGAGCGGCCAGAAGTACGGCATTCTTGTTACTGATAGTCTCTCGGTCGACGGCCTGGCGCAGAGCATGTCTCAGCTCATCAACGAGTATGACGAGAACATCGGCGCCTGGGAGACGTTCGCCACCACTTCAGCAAACCAGAACATCACCGTTACCATCAACGGCACTCGTGTAACCATTCCGGCGATCGGTAAACTGGTCCAGAAAGGGAGCAATGGGGCGGTTGGAGTTTTGGATGGCGGGACCGGGGCAACGAATGCCGCTGACGCTCGCACAAACCTCGGTTTGGGAAGTAGCGCGACGAAGAACGTTGGGGGAGCCCCCGGGAATGTCATGGGGGTTGGAGCGTTTGGTGTTGGATTAACTAATTTTACGGCCAATAGTGTTGCAGACGCTAACGACATAACTTTCAACGGTTTTAGTGGTGGCGGTGGCGCATCGTCTGTGAATTTCTTTGATCAATATGCTGGGTTGCTCGCTATAACAAGGTCAGGTGGCGGTGACGGTAACGGCTTTATTGCGCAACTTCAGATTAGCGGATCAGGTGCTATGGCCGTTCGAGGGCGAGCTGGGACCACCTGGTCTTCTTGGATTCAGGTTTACAACACCGGCAATACCACAAAGGCGAGCGATGGCACCCTGAAAGCAGCGTCTCCGGTCGCTCGTATTGTTGCGAGTGCTGATACATGCCTGCGATCTGATATTGCTGAGGATGGATTTTCATGGTGCGGCTGCGGTACGGCGAATACCGAAGCTGAAGGGATCAAAATTTCCCGGCTCGATGTGGGAGTTTATGTGTTGACTGGTTCGGCAGGCCTTGCGTCTGAAGGATGGCAGTTACTGCCGCCAATGGACCCTGGCGGCATGGGGGAACTGGGTGTGACTGAAGCTGAGCAAACCGCTAACGGTGAGCTGACTATCCGCCTGTTTAAGCGAAAATACATGCTGGGCGATGACGGGGAGATTATCAAAACGAAAGGGGAACCGATGGACGTGCCGGTGAACAGCTGGATCGATGTTCGGCTCGATATGCCCGCTGATTCAGTTTTCAGGCGTGGACAGTACAGTCTGCAAAGTGACGGAGAAAGTTAGGCAACTGTCGGACCGTGGAGGTCGGCCAGTTCTTTTTCAATGATTTTTAACCGTTCGGCCAGCTCTTTGATGGCCTCAACATACAGGGCGCTCATAGCACTGTAGTCCACGGTTTTGAGGTCGTTAATTTCCTCTCCTGCTGGTGTAGTGCCAGTCCCTCCAGAACTCACAGCAACGGGCAGAACCTTTTCCAGATCCTGGGCGATGATGCCTGCGCTGCGTACCGACTCCGATTCTGTGAGCTGAATGCCGAACGTATAACCCGTCAGGGAACAAATCTTCTCAAGTGCTTTACTGACGGGCTCTTTATCGAATTTCACGCGCTCGTCTGAGGTCTGATTCATCGTGACGCAGGTAAACTTACCATCAGCCCCAAATGCAAAAGAGTATCCATTGGAGCCGCCGTTATCATTATTATCAGGGCGGATCTGAATAATCCCTGTTTGGCTAGAATAGATTACTCCTCTGGACGCCCCACCTGTACCATAAAACCACACATGAGCATTTTGATTGTCAGTTGGGGCCAAAACAGCGATTTTAGTTTTGCATTCCATATCAGAAGTAGTCGCAATTTTTGCAGATGCGCTGATGCTATTCTGACAGGTAATAGGATTACGAAACTCAAAGCTATCACCGATGAAAACGTATTTCCCAGCGTAAAATGTGAAGTCTCCTTTCCCCATAGCACCATTAGAATTACCGCCGCACAGTATGCGCGCGTCATAGTCGTTAGTACCAAGGAAATGGAAATCCACAAAGCTTGCAGAAGAAGGTTTTTTGGCACCAATTTCGAGGCTTCCGAAGTTGGGGGTGGCGCTGTCTCCCAAACCGACCTTTATTCACCTGCATCAGCAGTCATGGACAGCTCTGCCGCACTGAGTTTTTGGTTGTATAAAGAATCGGCAGGCATTTCGACACGCACGGACACAAACTGGTCACAGGGGATGTCGACCGGATCACCATCACTTACGCCGTCTATTTCGTTCCTGGCGAACGCTGGCGCATCAGGGTGAGTTCGGTGGTAGGTTTTCACCAGCACAGAGCCATCGGCACTAACCTCATAATCCAGCCAGATAAGCGGCTGCTTGTTGCGATCGTTGGGGATGTCAAAACCGCCATCAATCCCGCCCCAGGCAGCATCTGAGTTCAGCCCCTGGCATCCTTCAATCAGATACTGGCCTGTGGCCAGACGAGTTACAGTACAGCCTTCTGATTCGTCGTTAATCTGGTATGTTCCATCTGAAAAAACTTTGATCACTGGCGATGCAGCCTTAAGCGTTCCGTCGCTGGCTTTCGTGGTGTTCTGCGTTGAATAAAGGGTATGCGTAGTAGAAAAGCCAACGTTAGTTAGCCCGGAAACAGTCCCGTTTCCCTGACGATACTTGAGGCCCTGCGACGTAGAGGCTAACTGCCATGACGTGTAGCCGCCCCCTGTTGCATCATGCCATCCCCTCAGCGTTAACATGCCGGTATAGACATCTGCACCACTTCCACCTCCCCAGGCATTCGCCCCCAGTTGGATGCCGAAAGACATGCCCAGCGGGTATTGAGTAATCAAATCGTACGAAGCGAGTGACCTGTAATCGCGATGAACCTGAGCCATAACAGCAGCTCCGTTTATGTACGATGACACCGGGGCAAACTGGCTATCAACGTCTCGTGTAGCGCTGTTTCCCAAACCGACGTTTTATAGATTGCCCTGCGGCAGCCATGCCGATAACTTCACCTGATTTTTTTGCAGAAAATATTGGGTGAAAAATATGCAAATTGGCTACGTAAGGGTGTCAACAAATGACCAAAACACAGATCTTCAGCGACAAGCTCTCGAACGCGCAGGATGTGAACAGGTTTTTGAGGAAAAAATGAGCGGAACGGTAGCGAACCGGCCAGCGCTTAAAAAGCTTCTGCGAACGCTGAATGAGGGCGATACGCTGGTGGTGTGGAAGCTGGATCGCCTCGGGCGAAGCATGCGGAACCTGGTACTGTTGGTGGACGAACTCCGGCAGCGCGGCATCCACTTCAAAAGTCTTACGGATAGCATCGACACTTCCAGCCCAATGGGGCGTTTCATATTCCACATCATGTCAGCCCTGGCCGAGATGGAGAGGGAGTTAATCGTGGAACGCACCCGGGCAGGACTGGCGGCAGCCCGGGAGAAAGGGCGCATAGGCGGCAGACGACCGAAGTTAACCCCGGAGCAATGGGCGCAGGCTGGCAGGTTGATTTCAAACGGAATGGACAGAAAGCAGGTGGCAATTATCTATGATGTTGCTGTCTGTACGCTTTATAAAAAATTTCCTGCATCCAAACCGGCTTAAATTTGTGCATCTGGGATTCCAGTCGGAAAATTTACAAAAATAA